GTTATTTATTGATTTTTAGCAATTCAGCCAATACCACCAACGGGAAAAGCAAGATACAAATAAGCGTCATTTATTCGCCCTCCTATATTATGCAAAAGTAAAGCGGCGGCTTTCCGTTGTTCGGGTATATTTCGCGGCTATTTCGGGCGCGTCCTTTTTTAGTGCCGTGGTATCAATTCGGGAGCTTGTGACGGCTTTATAACTTGCTTTATGTTCCGTTCCCGTCAAGCTGTCAACGCCTGTTTCCCTCATGTACTGTTTTAGCGCGTCTTTCAATGCGTCAATGTTCGCGGCGATTTCCTCACCCATGCGGATATATTCCGCTAATTCTTTCATAGTGCTATCAATGTTCATTATAAAACCTCCTGTATTTTCAACACATGATATTTACCCAATACCGAATAAATAGCGGATTTGTTCGGCGCGTATAGCTCCATAATTCCATAATAGCGGACTTTCACCCAATACACCCGGCAAAACTCACGCAAGGAAAACGCCCACCCGCCAATTTTAACAACGGGGTTTTGCAATGTTTCCACTGTCGCGGATTGCCTGTAATATTCCTTTATGGCGTTTTTATCCCCGTTTTCATATGCCGCAATAGCGACAGCGACACGGGATTTTAACGCGCTTTCAATCGGCGCGGGTTCCCAATTCACGAATTGCCAATATTTCATAATTAAACCCCCATTCTAATACATTCATCAAGCGGGATTTTGTACCCGTGTACCCTAAAAAATGCGCCGTCTTTCCCGTTTGCGGGGTAGTAGATTTTACAACGGTGGAAACGCCGCGCGGCTTTCCCGCCATACCAACAACCCGAAACGCAATAAACAAAATCATTTATACCGTATTCAATACCCTTTATTTCAAGCCCATTCAAGCCGCTATAATATGCAACGCTTTCCCGGCTTTCGCAATACTCCCGTTTATTCATGGCGTGTTACCTCCTCAATAAATGCCCGTTGTAATTCCCGCAATGCGTCCCGCTTTTCCTCATAGCCGGAAATATAGCGGATTTTTTCGGCTTGCATTTCGTACCGTTCCCGCAATTCATAGGACGGGCGAATATTTCCGAATGGGGCATAACCTGTTACAATAGCAACCCCGCCGCCCATATCGTAAATATCAGCCGCCCACCCCTCACGGCGCGCCGTGTATGCAACCGGGCTTTCATAATTCAATAGGTTTTGTAAACCGCAATAGGGAACACAAATAATTTCGTTGTAATTCGCCCGGATTTCCTTTTGTGTTGTCTTGAATTTCATTTTTCTTTACCTCCTCAATAATTCGCGGCGCGTCTTGTGTACATTGCTTTCAAACTTTCGGCGGGGGTCATATCCGCGCCGCCGCGGGGCTTTTCCTCCACCGGGAGCGCGTCCCACCACTTTTTACCGCCGCCCGGAATACCGAACATTTCAATAAATGCGTTGATATGGCGCATTGTCGTTGCGCTGTACCCCTCCCACATTCGGATAAATTCGCCGCTTTTATCAATCTTGCAAACGGTAGTATCATAAGACTGTAAAAGCGTTTCCCCGTCCGTTTCAATAACTTTCGCTTTCCCATAAAAGGATTTTGCACGGTCATAGCCTGTCGGGGTCAATTCGTAAATTCGCATTTTGTAAACCTCCTATAATCTGTTTTGTGTTGTTTATCGTCCTGTTGTGATTATAGTATAATTCGCCTTTTCCGAATTGTCAACCCTTTTTTCAATATTTTTTATCTTTTTCGGATTATTTTTTACTTTCCTTTTGCTATATAATGTATAGCCGCCGAAATGGGGCATTTTGCTTTATCACAGTAAAGTGCTAATACGAGCGGGGTGAAATCCCCAAAAATCCGTGAAAAATCCGCACAAAAAGACCGCCCAACGGTGTCGGAACATGAGCCGATTTCCCGTCCGGGCGGTCTGATTGATAGTCGATAGTCGAAAGTCGTTTGAGAGTCGAGAGTCGTTAGTCGCTCTGAGAGTCGCTGTCAGAGTCGATGAGGTAACGCTGCCGAATGTCCTCTGCGTCATAGTCGGAGTCGTTCTGTTGATTGGGGGTCAGCACATACTCAGTCTTGTCTTGGTAGCCGTAGTTGTTCTTGCCAAGGAAGATACCGCTGACGGGGTTAATTTTGCCGCTGTTCATGTAGGTTTCCCACATATTTTCCAACATTTTATACGCCTTTTTAATGGAGTCGGCTACCTCTCGCGGCAATGCTGTTTTATATCCTGCACTTCCAGTCGGTCTATCATGCGCGATTGCTGTCAATGTCTGTCTGCTCATTCCGTTCAGCGCGATAGCCATTCCTGCAACGGTCGGTTTCAAGTCAGCTTTCTCATACAACGCAAAATATTCACCCAATCTCTGAGTGACTGCGTTCACATCTTCCATATCAATATCCTGCATATTGAACAGTGCTATATTGATACTCATAATCTTCGTATTATCTCCCGCTTCGAGCATAAGCCCGTTATCACCAATGACAGGCGAGTTTCCACCACGGGGCTTTTTCTTAATCACCTGTACATCTTTCTGCTCTTTTTTCACTGCCATTTTCCAATGCACCTCCGTAAAGTCGTATAGTCGCACGAGAGTCCTCTTTCTGAGCCGGAGAGTCCTCTTTTCTTCTTATTCTTCTTGGGTAAAAGTAGTCTAAGTAGTTAAAAATCGGTTTTTGCGTGTAACTTCTTATAGTAGGGATTTTCCTATATAGAGGAAGTTACACGCAAAACCTTAAAAACAACTACTTTGACTACTTGAAAAACCTCAATTCAATCCGAACAAGACTATTTCTCAATCCGATTAAGACAACCGCCCAAAAATATCGGTGTCTAATTCGGATAAGAAATTATCTCTTTTGTCTGCACCCCTCCGATTTCGGTCTGAAAATCCAAAAGTCGAAAAGATTATTTTTCAATCCGATTAGGATTATCTCCCTAATGTCGTTTAGGATTATTTTTCAATCCGATTCGGATAATCGAGCTTTTTCATTTTCGAGCAGGAAAGCCACCAACATTTGAGACTTCATTTTCCAACTCGCAAGCCACGACATGAGCGTTCCGTCCAGTATGTGAGAAGTGATTTCCACGGGATTTATGTCCTCAAGCATACCCGAAAGCTCAGTCAGTATTTTCATTTCCATCGGTCTCACCACCTTTCACGAAATGGAGAACAATGTCGTACCCGTCTTCGGTTTCCACCACATCATACGAGTGCGCTTCGTCCAGTACATATTCGCTCTCGATAGGGATTTCACGGTTGTACGGGTCGAGATTGTAGGAGCTGTTGCGGTACTCTATTCGTGGGTAAGTTGGGCTGATGTCCCGCCCTGCGGAACAGGCGGTAGTACCAAGTAAGACCACCAAGCAGAAAGCGAGAACACCGCATTTTCTCATTTCCATGCGTAACCCTCCTCACAGTCATAGTCGATAACTCGCTTGACCTCTACCGATTTGAGGACTACAATGCGATAGTCTTTCCCACACCTGCGATTGTTGTAGTCAGCTACGGCATATCTCAAATCGGGGTAGGTACGCATTTCATTGAAGCTCGTTCGCTGTCGAGGAGGATTGTAACGGTAGTCTGTGCCATAAAGAAACTTACCTGTCCTCTGATTCTGAATCGCAAACATTTTCGTGCTGTTCCTCCTCGTTTTTAATGAACACTTCCAGTTTTCTCATGCAATTAGGGCAGAGGTCAAAGCTCTTACGAAACCAATATTTGTTATCCAAATCACGGTCAATGAGAAACACGGCATTGGCTCTTTCCGTATTTTTGAACTCTTTTGAACCATCATAGTGTTCATAGAGTTTGTCACATCTGTCACATTTCTTAGCTCTCATGTGATACCTCCTTAACAGGCGTGAACACGGCGGGATTATCCAGTATCACCATGTGAAGCACATTCGCAAGCTCGTCCACCTTTTTCTCATCGTGTTCTGTATAACCAAGATGGTCGAGCATACCATGAATCATTTCGTGAAGAAAGTCGGCTTCCATTTTCGCCTGT